CACTTTTTAATATTTATTACAACACATATGCCCGAAATTTTTATGCATTTTACCAACTTGACAAAAACGCTTTACCCGACTAAAGTGTTAGTCCCGTCTAATTGTCTATACAATTTCACAATTATTCACGTTTTCCTCCCGATTCGCACACAATTCTTCCGTTTTATTAACTCATTTCACCCGAAAAGCGGGCAAAACCGCCCGTTTGTCCGCGGGTCGCGGACACTTCGGAAACGGGGACTCACTTTAGTCTGCTAAAGTGTCCGCGGGTGACGGACACGGCGCGGCGTGTTTATGTGTGTAAATTGAATAGTTTATGATAGAAAGGCTTTATACGTATCCACAAGCACGGATTTTTTGAGAAAGCATTTTACCTAAAGCCGTGTATCCATTTGCGTTAAGATGAACTGAATCTGAACGTAACGATGACGGTACTTCTCCTTTGCTTATTTCTTCCACATCTGAGCTTGTTGGTGTTAGGTTCATTATATTCATGCCATATTTGCTAAGCATATGCCTTGTGTTAAAATAATGCACACCATACTTGCTAAGCATTTGTAATTCTTCATCTGCTCTACTAGCAGAGCTTCCCGAGCTAAGACCCATAACTATATATTTGTCGTTAATTTTACTAATCATTGAGTCAATGATGCTTAATCTTTCTGCTAGACCCGGTCCATTTTGTCCAACAAAAATAACAGTAATTTTAGATTTAATGTCGCATCCGGAGAATTTAACTGGTGTTTCTGCAAGTAACGGCTCATTATACCCTGTAATCGTGTATTTAGCATTCGGGTCAGTTGTGCTTGTTTGTGATATTGACAAGGTACATTTCACGCCGTTAATGTATATCGGATTAACCGAATTACTTCCAGACCCTTGTCTTAATGGGTTGCATTGAGTTCCGTAAATATCTGTTAATTCTGATAAAGAATATTCACTTACGTTGCTTGGTTTAAGAATAAGTGAATCGCCACCCTGTCTACAAGCGATGGTATTAGCATTTTCTCCGCCAACACCGCAATTTTTGAAAGAAGTAATTCCTAATTCAGAAGCACAAACGTTAGGATAACTTGTCCCAGAACCTCCGGCTCCTGCTGTTAAGCTATCTCCCCAAAAGCAAAGGTCAGTTGTATAATCAACGACATTAATAGTATTCCACAAGTCGTACAGTGTACTATCAGTGAATAGCATGAATTTGATATTAACAGTGTTCGGTACACGTAAAGTGTTATCAATTCTTACTATAGCTGAGTTAATAACATCAGAAGTTGAACCACCTTTAGGAAGTGTCATTTTGTTCAAAGAGATTTTTCCGGGTTTAAAATCAATGTAGCCCCCATAGCATACATTAGCATTATTCCAATCATATGCAGACGATAGCCATAATGAAAGAGAATATCCGCCGACAATTCCAGTGTTTCTTGCATCAACTAAATAATAAACGTCTAGTGTGTCAGTTTTTGGATTGTCTATTGGAATAGTAAATCTAGACGTAACTCCAATTAAATGAGTATTTGTGCCTGCTTCTGCCTTATTATAGTTATCAAAAGAAATATATGAAGTTCCATTTACATCAGTTATACTACTGATTGAGGAACCTTTATAGAATGCAGACTTACTAAACTGCTTACTATATGAAATTCCATCTTTCAATAATCTTTCTCCAACTACTTTAGAATCCGCGGCGGCATTTTCTACCGTCAACGACTTATCAATCGGCGGATTTGATGGATTCGTGATATTAGATGTTAACCATGTTGATACTTCATTGCTTACAGTAGGTTTTAATAAATTCAGAAGTTCGCCGCTGTCTTTCATTTCTTCTATTTTCTTGTTGACTTCTGTCTGAATATCAAGATTGGTAAAATACTGATTGACAAAATCATATAACGCCTTGTAACTTTTTACAAGATTGTCCTGCGCGTCAAACATTTCTTTCACCGTCTTAAACAGCACAACAAATTTATTTTCTAGACTCAACGTCCCGTTGAAATCATACGGAATCCCCCGCACACTTGCAACAACCTCACAAGCCTGCGTAATCATCTGACCAAAGTCGGGCAAATTTGGAAAATCTGGAATCTTTGGTTTGTCTGCCATTGCTATTCCTCCTTAATAAAATTGATAAAACAATTCTTTACAATCATCACAGATACGCTTGTTAAGGTTTAGGATGGTATCGCGGAATCTCTGTACTTCTAATGAGTAACTACCGTCAAAACCCTCATCTTCAATCGTATCATTATTATCTGCATGATACGTGTCATTGCTATTGGTTTTTGTTGTATTCTCTCCATTGCTTACCGCACTGTTATGGATGGTATTTTGTCCCCTATCCATTGTAGACGCATAATTCGTTCCGGCAAAATTAATCTGCGGGTTGTCGGAATGGATATTTTGGGTATTGTTATTTGTATCGGCTGTCGTTGTGTTTTTCGCTGTGCTGTCTCCCGAGATCACACCTGTTCGAGTATCGTCTTTTGTACTCGTTACTTTTCGTGTACTCTTATGAGTGATAAGCGGGTCGTACTCAAAAGTAATACTCCGGTACAATTGTTCATAGTACGGCATATTGACCGTAAGAATCTTTTTTAGATGATACTGAAATTCTCCGATAGTTTCTAACCCGATCTGCTCGCGGAAATACTGTAAACAGAACGTTTTTTCGAATGCCAGCTTTACAGCTGCATATTCCGGGGAATCGGCATCCGCATAGAAAGGAAAATCAAAATTGAACACCAACGCAACCGCTTTTTCGATCATACCGTCAATGTTTTGCTTTTCGAGGGGATGGATGACGTTATCGGCAATGACCAACTGTTCAATGGTATTCGTCAGGGTTTTGGTTCCGTAGTCATATTCAAGAAACATTATCCACCTCCTTATCATCTTCTTTGTTGCCAAAAAAATCCGGTCGGTTAATCGGTGTTACCATCTTAGAATTAAAACGTACATGGATATTAAGACCATACATATCATTGATAGCGTCTAATCCCCTCTGAATAGTAGCCAGATTTCCGTTTCTTGTCAACTCGATCTCTCCATCGTTGTAACTCGTTTCTGCGGAAACCAGCCGTTCCGGTTTTTCTACGCCGCTTGCTTCGATACCGAGATCAGCTAGACATTCTGCTACTTCTCTCTGCGCGGCGGTGTCAAGTTCGTTAAAAATTGGCTGTACTTTCAGATCAATCGTATCAATCTGAATCTGTTTTCGCAGATCGTTTTTGGCTTTGATAAACGGAATGTTTTTTACCCATTTTTGAATAAAATTGTCAATGGATAACTTCTGCGTGCTATCCCCGCTGATAACTACTGGTGTCCTCTGCTGTATTACGTTAACCCTTGTTGACGCTTTTTTCTCCGCCAAACTCTGCGCGTGCAGAATAATGCTTAGAATTTCCGGCACGGCAAAAGGTCGGGCGAAAATCAGCGCGCTTTCTTCCTTATCTGTCTGTTCATAATACTGACCATTCATAGCATAAGCAATCCAATCGGTCGGGATACCATAAATATCCGGTTCCCCAACCAGATTAACACCGAAAACGCCGAAAAGTCCGGTGATCGGCTCTTTTTTGAACAGGCACATTCCCTGCCATAACAAATAGGAGTTGAGCATCCGTGGCGGAATCTCATCCGGCAACCCGTCATACTCATAACGTGATAAGGCAAGATTTACGAACTTGTCAAAAAAGTGCCGGAAATATAGTTTTTCTTCCGGTGATGTGTTCGGGTTATTTTCCCAGTGTCCCCAAACTTCTTTGTTGCTCACCCGATACGGGTTATTATACATGATATCACCTCCTTAATCATTAGAAAGACCATAGTTTCCGACATCGTCCGTATGCCAGAACGTAACGCCGCGGTTAAACATCGCCTGCAAAAAGTTGATGTCATCAGTGACGCACGCTCCATGTAATCCACAATTTACGGTTTTGACAAAATTCCACTTTGACCGTCCGGTGATGTTAGGCACTTTAATTTTGTGCGTTGCATACCCGTACATAGAGAAAAAATCGTCAATCGTTTTCGCCATTTGAGCGGTAACACTCATAACATGGCAGTAAACTTGACTTCCAAACAATGCGGTAGCAACATAACTTCCAGATGAATTGCCTTTTGCTGTAGGGGGAATTAAATCATGGCTTTCTTTTTGTGCGTTAATGTTTTCGTTCAGTAGATATGTTCCGGTTGCCGCGGTATAAATGCTTTCAACGCCAGCGGCTAAATTTCCGCTTAATGTTCCTAATAATCCTCCGGCTAAATTTCCAATCTGCGATATTGCATTCTGCTTTTTGGAATAGTCCCACAAAGGACTAGACTGCGCTAGAAAAGCCTGATAGCCGTCATTCGTCCACGCACACTGTGGGAAATTATTGATGATAAAACCGTATGGGGATTTTGACCCACCAGTACGTTTATATTCACGAGGAGCCACAAAGATTGCCGGAATATTAAACATAACGCCATACACTTGCATAGTTAATGCTCCATTTTTACCGTATTCGAAATTAAAGGTGTGCTGTATACCCGAGCCATCATTGACTAAACAATAACAATAAGGGTATTGAAACAATTTATTGTTTTTTGGGATATAGCCATCTAGTGCGACTGGTTGCACCGTTTCTTGTGTGTAAACAGATGTATCGGTTTGGAAACACGCTTCTGGTGCCTGGTAGACATTAACAATAGCATCACCGTTTCCGCTTTTGACGTAATTCTGTATAACCGTGATTAAGTCCGTATATTTTGTTTTCCGCGTAAACGTTAAGCCAGATAAAATGTTTTGATTGACGATAGGGATGATATTCGTTCCGTTTTCATCCGCAGTTGCACTCAAACAATACTGCATCGGACCGAGATTCAAAAGTTTCTGATCAGCCGGATTGTCTACGTATTCCCCAGTTTCAAGATTTTCGGGAACAAGATTGATTCCGGCAAAATCAGCTTTTTTGTCAATATGCTCACGCTCTACATAGCACGGCTGTAATACAACATCGTAAAAACTATTTTGAAACCTGTCCGGCTCAAAATAGATTTTAAAACTTCCGTCACTCAACCATTCTACGCGCGTCACAAAACCGAAATACCATTCTTCCGTATAGGGTTTGTTCTGAAAAGCAATATAATTGCATTTCAGAAAATCACTCTCATTCCCTTTTCCCTTATAAGTCAGTTCTCCCCATCTCACGGGCGCGGACTGCTTAAAAGTATGGATTGCTTTTTCTCTTACGTGCGCCAGACAACCTGCTTTTCCGTCGTTGTAATATCTTACGTGTTCGTAATCATTTCCCCATTCGATACCACTAGCCAAAATAACCGTGGTCTGCGGGGAAACCGCCGCCACATCTTCCTGTGGCGGCATCGGAATGAAATTATCCATGTTTCCACCCTCTTACTTAATCGGTCGTAAAGTAAATGGTTGCCGTTTTGGAAGAGTCGTACCGACTGGTAATCACAACCCGCACGCTCTCTGTTTTATTTGTTTTCAGTTTCAAATTCTTTTCATCTTTTGCAATTCGAAGAATTGTTGTACCCGGAATAACAAACGTATCGGCAGAAGAGTTGCCCTCTACTTTCACATCAATCGCTTTATCAGCTACGCCAGTAGAACTAACCGAAAAACTTTTACCGAAGTTGACATCTGTTCCAGCTTTCACCAGTCCCACGTCACTTGCGGTAATGGAAGAAACATCAACCGTCTCGGTCGTAAACACGATGATCGGATAAAACAGGGAATAAGAGAACATCTCTTTTACTGTATACGTACTGTTCCAACGCAGTCCGCGATTAACGTTATCCTGTATCATCATGCGGTACTGTTCTCGGATTTTGAAGAACCGTTTGTCAACCAGTACAGCCACGATACCGTTAGCATCGTTAAAGTTATCAATTAAAATCTGCTGTGCTTTCGGAATCATCCGGTCGAGATTGTACGCGCTTGCATAACTGTCAACGTTCATCGCGGCTTTGGTATCTGGGTCGACAAACAGAAGAATGGTATCTTCTTTTGCCGCCGATGTCGCGCCAGCGAAATTATACAGCGGGTTCGGGAACTGAATCTTGTCAATATAGGACTGAATTTGTTTCGCCAGTGCGTTCGCGGATGCTTGATCTGTAACCGCATCCACATGAACCGGATAAATCTGTCCAGCGCTCTTTGCGGATGCAATCAACTCTTTCGCTGTCGTAAACTCATCCCAGTTACAAGCGGAAACGACACTCTCCACTTTTGCCTGCACTAGACTTCTGAGTCCGTAATCATCGAGAAACGCGCCGCGCATATCCTCAAACCAGATCGTTACCGGATAATCGTTATTAAAATTGATTACATGATACAGCGCCATAATGTAGCTGTCATAAATGGCGGTCGCATCTTCGATGCTGATATTGGCATCGTGTGCATATCCCTGCGCAAAGTTTACATAAACTTCCTGTTCACCGTTTCCATACGGCATAGCGTTACTGTTCAGTACACGCAGAGGATTGCGGAACGCTTCGGTACTGATGGACTGGCTAGCGATCAGATTCACCAGTGCCGGAACGAGTTCGTTTCTTGCCATCGGATTATACGGGTCAATTAACGTTTTTGCAATATCCGCGATATTATCACGCGTTGCCACAGGAACTCTGTCACGGTAATCAACACTCATCGTCTGCCGAACGGCGTTCAGCATGTTAATATTTGTCATGTCAAGTTTTGCCATTGTTACTCTCCTTTTCCGCTCATGATGAGCTGAGACATATCAAGATCATTGATACTTGTTGCGGTGTCTTCTGCTTCCGGCACTTTTCCGCCAAACTCGGTTACTTTTGTGATACTTCCGCCGTGGGAAAGATCAGACCAGCGGCTTTTGATTTCAGCAACGGCGACATCATACTTTCCTTTCAGTTCGTCCCGTTCTGCGACCAGCGCGTCACGTTCTGACATCAGAGCTCCGATGTCGGTATCTTCGGTTTTGATTTTTTCGCTGATGGCGGCGATCGCGTCGCCATGCGTTTCGATGTTTCCAATGTCGGCAACAATTTCTGTCCAATACTCTTCTAGTGTCATTTTAAAACCTCCTTTTTAAATTGGGATATGACCAGATAGGCATTTTATGCCGTTTCGGTTTCATAGGATGCGGCGGCTCGGGTGGTTCTGGTTGTTCACCTTTTGCCAGATACCGATATACCATAATAGCGTTATTCAATCGTTCGGAATCGGATAGATAGCGATTTCCCACAATCCATCCGGTAATTGCAGAATCTTTTGCGTGTTCGGAAATATAATTGAAGCACTCATGCGCTTTTTCCTGCCTTAAGCTAAGCGTTCCATCGTCACTGATACCCTCCCAACCTTTCATATAGGCGGCGGTCAGTGCGTCCAGATCGGTACTGTCACTGTGCAAAAATGCTTGCAGATTTTCGTAAGCACTTGCGGCTCCTACGGAATACCATACGTTTTCATAGATTAGATATTCCAACTGTGCGTTGCCATCGTCTCGGCTGTAGCCGTTCGCGTCCAGCCAGTTAAATAATTGCGTACGCCGATTCGTGTCGGCGTTATCCGTCCACTGACCCAGACCATAACCGGGCGAGCCGACAATCGTGCCTTGCCACAATCCAGGATTGATGGTTGACTCCTGCCAGAAGTTGCCACAGATGGCGGCAATTACATAGTGGCTGATACCGCTTTGTACCTCAACTGGGTATCGGTACAGATACGTCCATGCGCTGTATGGACTCACAAACGTATTAATAGACACCTGTCTTTCCAGTGGGTAGCTGTCTGTGTGCGCTCCCATGGTATATCCGCCGCCGTCTGCCGGGTCATATACCATTTCGGTATGCCCGGAACGCCACAAAATATCGCCTTTTTTCCAAGGCTGGTTTGCGGTTCCTTTCTGGAATCCCGCGCCGATCAGATACCCATCCATGCTACGAGTTGTAAACCACGGGTTAGATGCTAAAAAACCGCCGACCGTACAACAGTAACTCATGAGGGACGAACAATCATAGTACGTAATACCTCCGACCGTTTGCCCCTCGCGATAAGTTTGTGAGTAACCAACGTTCGGCGCATTACAAATTTCGATACAAGTGTTATAAGCAAGCGTCAGATCAGCCACGTGTCAGACCCTCTTTTGCTACAAATCCGGTATAGACAATTCCATTAACGATAGCTTTCACAAGATACCATTCTCCTGTATAATACCCGTAGTTTCTAACACTGGTTCCGGTCGGCAACGTTAAAATGACCGTTTTATCCATTCCCGCGCCAACACGCAGATTGTAGCGGTCATTGGTATGATACGCTCCTGCAATTTTCCGGTCAAAACTACGCGCGGATTCTGTTTTGATTGAGCTTTCCATAACGTTCTGTGGTTTGTCGTTTTTTCCCGCATACCGATAATGGACGGTATTCTCATACGGGAGATCATAATAAGACCGAACGCAGATTTCTTTTCCGGTCTGATCGCCCGTCTGCCCATCAATCCCGCCGTTTTCCGACTGGCTTGCGTGGACAATGCGGTTCGCGTCAACCGACATCGTAACATGATGACCAGCCGCAAGGTGGATATCACCGCGCCGCCACGGTTTCTTAGCTTTTACAAAACCAGATCTTTCCAACTGTTCGCCGAGATTTCTTGTGGTACTGTACTGACTGACTGGAAACCCAGCTTGTGCGAGTGCCGTTCCCACGAATGAGGAACAATCATAATCAGGTCCATTCCGGTGTACCTGTGAGTAACCGTGGCGATCATCGGCGGCGATCTGTTCCTCCCATGCAACTGCGTTTTCGATTTTACTCATTCTTTCCACCTCCTAAGTGCTGGCAAAGCGAATTAATCGCGGTTGTATTCGCTTCTACACTTTTCCGTAATTCTTCCATTTCTTCCTTGTGTGCGTCTTTTTCTTTCACCAGATACCAAAAAAGCGCGCCGCAACAAACGATTGGAAAACCGAGACTGCCAATTAACTGTGTTACCATCGTCACATCCATTCTTCCACCTCCGTATCATTCCATTTCAACCAATCCTCAATCTCACTAACTTTATCACACATAATAAAGTTATGAATGAATCGAACTGGCGATTTACTGTTATAAGAGTTGCCATCCATGAAAAAATAATCCCATAAGTAACGGATATGAGATTCATAATTTTCATGTGGGACGATAATCAAAGTGTCTTTCTCATCACCTTTATATCGTACCGTATAAGCAAGATATGCATTTTCTTTTTTCATCATTCCGACGATCATATTAAAAACGATATTTGCCATCTTTGCTCCTTTCTTCCTGCCCATTAAAACAAGGAAACCTTTTGACCTGCCAAGGACAGGGCGGCTTACTCAACCGTGGCAACCCCTCTAAAAAAGGTTTCCCCGTATTTTCATGATACCTCTTTTCTGTCCGTCTGTCAAGTACTTTTGTCCGTCATACGCAAACTATTTATAAAGATCAATTCCCAATAACTCAACCGCCATATTTTTGCTGTCTAGATCGTCAAATCGCAAGTATGCTTTCCGGTACGCGTCAACCAGATTTTCGAATAGATAATCATAGTGTTCCAACATCACCGTGTTCTGCGTATGATCTCCGTCACGGAACACCGCAACAAAATTACAAGACGGGTTATAGTTATGCGTAATATAGATGTAACCCTCTTCGTAATACTCATACACCCCATAACTTTTTCCGCTGTGTTCGATCGTAAACAGATACCGCGACCGTCCGGTCGGCTTTTGCACAAACACGGCATCATCAATCAACATCTGATCTCCTACACTCATGCTCTTCATATAGTGTCCGCCGCGGAATGCTTTCAGAGCAGTATTTTCCCACATCGCCTTACTAGCACTGTCATTGTGCGTAAATTCGCACACAAAACCACTTCCATGCATCATTTTGGTTTCTTTCTGATACCGTTTGTGGATGCCAAAAAATACAAAATAGGGATTGAGCAACGAAATATTATTGGATGCCATAATCAGTTTAAACCATCTTGACTGACTTCCGTTTCCACGGCTGATCGTCAATAACAACGATTGGAGTTTTTCGCTCTCTCCTTTTACGTACTGTCCACTCTCCATGGAAAACTCATCAAAAAACAAAAAGTAAATATCCCGAAAATACGGCGATAATTTTTTCACGCTGTCCATCTTACTTCCAAAGCTAAACGCACATCCGAATGGCTCCCCGTCCAGAAAATACCGCACGACATTTCCATTCTTATCCAGATTTTTATAGGTAATCACACTACCCAATTTTGGATACATTTGCAACATATCCTCATACATCGCCGCCGCTCCCGTCATTTCCCCTTTCGTCCGGAAAATCCATCCGGTCTGCAATCCGTACTCTTTGCACAAGATACAGCTTGCCGCGGCGAACGCACTTGTCTTTCCGGCGCTACGGTTGGAACACGTAATTGCCACGCCTGCGAACTCCCCGTCCACGTCCGGCTCCGTAAACAACCGAATCGGATTGTAATACTGAATCGGCTTGCCATCATCCGATACCGATTCAAATTTCACGCCATAATCTGCAAAAAGTTTTTCCCATTTGATATCATTCCAAAAAATCATTGTTTCACGTGAAACATTTTGTTTCACTTCCTCCTTTCTAGCATTTCCACAACCGCGCACCGCGTCCCGCATAATCTATGTTAACCGCCAGTTCCCCGCCAGCAAAACCGCAGACAATCTCACGTTAATCGCACGATGATCGCACGTTTGACTGCGGATGGACGGCAGTAAGGGCAGAGCTTCGCTGGGTATAAAAAAGAGCTGCGCTGGAAAACGTAGCTCTTTTACACGTATGGAATTTATCTCACACAAGATATGTAAACTATAAAATATACACAATTCACCGTTCACCAGTCGGAGCGCGTATTAACGTCATATATTTAAGCAAACGGATTAAATTTTTCCGTGTCGCCGAATTTATGGACGTTTACTGCGGAAAGGTAAGCGGTAAAGCCCTTGTCGCGGCGGAACTTGCTTTCTCCGATGGAGATGAAGAGGTCAACAACTGCGCCTTTACCGAGTTCGTCAACGCTGGAAACTGTGTCGCTTTCTACGCCGTCCTCATAGAAAGCTACTTTATAATTCGTCTGAGTTTTCACGTAAAGCTCAGATTCGGCAGTTTCTTTCGCCGGAATCCACTTTGCTTCTGCGGCGGCATCGTCACCGAACTCTTCGATAATTTTTTCGAAGATTGCTTTCTGCTGATCGGCAGAGATAGTCGCGGAAAGAACGCTTTTGCCGTCTTCTTCATTTGCGTATTTTACAGTAACGTTGTTCAATTTCATTTTCGCTTTGCTCATGATTTTTTCTCCTTTTGATTTAAGTTGTTTTGTTATGCAGAACCGCGGCGCTTTGCTTTGATCGTTTCCGTCTTATCTGGTCACTTCCAGACCGCGGTTGTGCGCTGATTAATCGTCCAGTCTCTTTGCTTCGGCAAAGAACTGTTCGTCCGGCATCTCGTAGCGGGCGGAAACCGTGTCAATTAAGACGCAAACGGAATCTCCCGGCAGTCCTGCCGCGATGACAGCATCTAATTTGGCTTTCTGCGTTTTTAATTCTGAGTCAAACTCAAAAAAACCGAGTTCCTGTCTTGTTTTTCTGTCAATGACAGCGTACTGCCATTTTTCAATTTTTGTTCGTACCATGTTTTTTCTCCTTTACTTTATGTGGTTATTATTTATTACAAGTATTATAATATCACTATTCTATCAAAAAGTCAATACTTTTAAATAAGAAAAAGAAAAAAGATATCCATAAATAAAAGCAGAATAGCAAGGTCTATTTCCTCTTCATGCAAAGCACAGATCGTTGCGATTAAAAGTAACATAAAAAAGATAAAAAATCTCATTTTATTCTCCTATTCCGGTATCACTCCGTCTTGAGAGTTTACCAACACTTCATAGTATTCATTTGATACTCCTAAGGTATAAGTGGTATCAATAATTCCGATGTTACTTGCTGTCAAAATTTCTTCCCCGTTTACTTTGATGTAATGCGGTTTGGTGTTATTAAAGCAACTGATCGTTCGTCCGACATTTTCCATCCGGCGGCAGAGACGAAAATTATTACAGCACTTTAAGTTTTCCGCTCCAAGTTTCTTATTCATGCCAGCGACAGTAGACGTAAAACGCACGGGGTCTTTGCCAGATTGCGCCGCTTTTTCGTCCCATTCAACGCCGCAGTATTTTTTCGCGCCAAGGGTCTTAAACTGAATGTACAGATCATCCATATCCCAGACACCGAGAATATAACGGTTGTCACCAACGTCACAAAACGCAGGAATGTCATTATCAATCGCACGTTTTTCCAGTATTTTGTTTTTGGCTTCAAATTCTGGAATGTGTACGTCCGGATATAAAAACTTGATACTATCGGTGTCGCAGTACACGGCATCCATTCCAACCACGTCCAGCATATCTTGTAACTGCTTTCTTGCATGGGCGGTAACGTAGATACCCCATTGATAGTGTAGGAAACTATTCTTTCCATCGTAATACGTGTTCAGTGCTTTTTCCGCATCCACTTTTTCCCGTGTCCATTCCCCCGTGGTTTGATTCATCACCCATTCGTCCTGTAGTAAATCTGTCACACACATACCAAACGTACTATTTAATTTATTCTTGCTTTTCATATATTCATAGATTTTATCTAGATTTCCTTTCAACTGGCTTTTTGCGATAAAAAATGACATCATCGTTTCCCGCATACTATCCGGTAATTTGCCACGCGCGGCTACGTAACACTCCGAAACGGTGAAAAAGTCGTAAGCATACTGGTTTCTTATGATTGCTAAATCAATCTCTGTTATGGCGATTTCACAACAATCAATAGATAACACGCGCCCGTTGTCGATTATGCAATCTTTTCCGTGCTTTTGACACTTTGATAATGGAATATAAGGAACGGGAATATTTTCTTTTATACGCAAGTTCGAAAATTGTACCCGCATGATTACGCAACGGGTATTGCAAAGGTTGTCAAATTGATCTTGAGACGTAATCTCAACCGCACGAAACGCACTCATGGGGTAGTAACCCATTGCGATCTGCGCAGGATAGCTACTTGAGATATCCATACTTGCCATAACAACCGCTGATTCACCGTTTTTCGCCGTAATCGTGTGACCAGCGTGGACACGGTTTGCATGGGTATTTCCACCTCGAAAAGCATCTTTGCAAAGTTGATACTGCGGTAATGTGAGCACAAGATCACGAAATACATCCGGGTAATATGCCGAATCGGCTTGCATGGCACGGCGGAACTCGCGGCGGACGTAGCCAGTTGAGGTAAGGGGGATTTCCGCGAGGTTGTCTTCTTTACGCAGGGCGCAGATACACTCGCATAATCCGCGAACGTCATTATAGCAATAACCCTGTTCAACGTCCGTAAGAGGTGTTGTTGGTGTACGTAGTTTTTTGTAATCATACGTATCAACCAGTTTATAATGGGTTACACCCTCACTGTTTTCACAGAATTTCGCAAGACTCATGTTGCTGAGAAAATACGAACAGCGGAACTCAATCCCGTACTTATATGCATAACATTTCATTACTTTATGCGCGTCACGTGCAAATATTTCGTCAAATTCGACAAAATCTTTCATAAATTGAAACTCATATGAAAGATTATGAACGTAAACAACTGCACGTTTTTTGTCCGATGTTTGCAAGTATAAATGCAGTTTTTCACAGAATGAAAGAAACTCGTTCCATGTGCGTCCAAAACACACGGTATCTTTGACACAAAATTGCCATTGATACATAAAGGCGGTTCCTTTTACTACTTTTTCGCCCGTTTTGTTATAGCGTTCGTAATCGAGTTTTTCTAACGTAGTTGTTTCGATATCAAACGCCATTTCCACGTCATAATAGACGATGGGATTTTTCTTTCTTCCACGCTTGCGGCATTCGCGTACAGTCTGGAAAGACGAGAACGGAAAATCATTGACCGTGTAAATTGTTTCACGTGAAACATTCTCTTTCCCGTCTATCATAACAGGCACTTCTAATTCGTACATTTTTTTTCACCTACTTCAATTTTAGTCTAGTTTCTGCAAAAAGTTCTTCTTCTGTGATGTAGCCGTCCAGATACTCTTTATACTCATCCATGATATCTTCGTAATCATAAGTATTATCACTCATTTTCAGAAGAAAATCATCGATGATCTGATTTGAGTCTAACTCTCTTCTCAGACTCTTCTTATATAAGTTGGAAGTCAAAAACCGATATAAGTCTTTGTAATTGCTTTCGTCAACTTCTTCAGCAATTTTTCCAGACTTATCAAAACGGCGTTGTAACTCCTTTATTCTATAACCCTCCAACGTTGTTTCCGGCGCGTTCAAAAAAGCAACCATCGTATCCCATTCCTGCCGAATAGATTCCTCCGATCGTTTTACGCCTTTCAGAAATCTATCTTTCTCACGACCCTGCGCCGCAAAAAATTCTTTTACCCGACCGTATGCCCACTGGTCACGCGCGTGAATTTTTTCCAGTTTGGCAAGGCGGCTATTTGCCGCCTGCGCAACGCGTGGAAGTTCGCGCTTGATCTGGTCGAGGGATAAGTCGAGTTCCTGGTAGATACTATAGTCTTTTGACGCTGGCATTATTCGCACCCCCTAATAAAAAGTTTTAATTTACCGGACTCAATTTCGAAACCTAAAACTTCCTCAGACATGAAATTTTCTTTTCTTTCACTGTAGACTTTTGCGTAATCCATGGTAAATTCCCTTACTAATACGTGATATTCTTCATTAAAAACGGTAACAATAGCATAAATTTCGACTTCTAAGCACTTCATACCGCGATACATTTTTACAAAATCTTTTACTCTCATGATGAGACCTCCTTAATATAAACAGTGCTCTCCATTTTCTATCGTATACAATGGACACAACGTACAATTATCGTTAGCAGAACAGATAACTGAATGTTTGATTTCAATATAATAAGTTAAATAAGCATAACGAGTGCTTGCGGAATTGTTGGATTTTACAGTAAACCCTACACCAAAACGTCCTTTATATGGTTTCGGATTATAGGTTGCATTTTTACGAATGTAACCGTTGGTCATAGACGAGTGAGAATAGGCATACACTTTAAACTCCATTCCTACTTTTCTTGTTACATAGAAAGGCAGGTCAGCAAGGCTATTTTGCATTTTAACAAGTTCTTCATAAGTCATTTTTTGATTAATTCTCATGTTATCCTCTTTTCTCCCCGTATTGCCGATAGATCAGCGTGTTATTTATATAATTTCCTCCTTTATAAATCAATGTTAAACTCTTTTAATAAATCTTCAAAAGATGAATCCAATTCACAATATCTTTTTAAAAATTCATCACTTGAGCATGAAGATAATTCAGATGCTACTTTCGCCATCAAATTTACTTTCATATAAGACGATAAAAGTAACAGTAGACCCTCCCCAACTTCATTAATCTTTCTCATTTTCTTTCTCTCCGTAGTACCGATAGGTCAGTGTGTTATTTATTATATAAGGTCAAAAGTTTCCTTATCAAATCTAATATATCCATCCACATATGCCAATTCATAATATTCTTTGCACTCGCGGCAAGAATACGTCTTAGTATACAGACCTTTAAAAACTACATATTTTTCGCCACTACCATCATCTGAATCCAAACATAATACGTCCCCCGTTACACTGAATCCCGGATTCATCTTTTCAAAAATCTTTCTCATCCTTTGATAATTCGTTTTTTATAAGCATAATTTTAATCATTGTGAAATCCTCCATTTTTTAATGTTATCTATTGCAAGTCATCTTGTAAGTAGCAAATATTTCCGGTCTAAGATCTGAGTAGTAATAAAAAGCATCTTCCGAAAAATGTTCTCCATTTACTATTTCTATTCCATTTTCATAGATGGAAAAGAAAATTTCACTATTTTCTTTCATAGCTTGTGAACAGAAAGTTTTTACTAATCCATTTGCTGTTAATAATGAATCAACTTTATATCTGGCAATCTCTTTTCCATATTTTGTTACTACAACTTCATAGCCACTTTGTCTCTTAATTTCTTTCATTTTTTGTTTCCTCCATTTCTATTTTGTATTATTGGTTTTCCTTGTTTCTGATATTATAATACCACTTTTCTAGAAATATATCAATACTTTTTCTAGAAAAAATTCTAGAAAATTTATATCACTAATCCTACACACATAAACCCTACACCCATTGTCCGCCACCCGGAGGGCAACCACCTCCGGCGGTCACTGGCAGACAACCGCCCGATCACTCACGATTACTAACGTTACACATATAAATAACAGGCAGTCCGCGGAGCGGACGACACCGGAGGGCAGTCGCGGTCGGAACGGACGCGCCGTGTCCGTCACCCGCGGACACTTTACCGGACTAAAGTAAGTTGCCGTTTCGGAAGTGTCCGCGTCCCGCGGACAAACGGTCGGTTTCGTCCACTTTTCGGGCAAAATGAGTTAATAAAACGGAAAAATTGTGTGTGAATCGGGAAGAAAACGTGAATAATTGTAGAATTGTATAGACAATTAGACGGAACTAACACTTTAGTCGGGTGAAGTGCTTTTTGTCATATGGCAAAATGCATAAAAATTTCGGGCATATGTGTTGTAATAAGTATTAAAAAGTA